ACAACAGCGTGATCTATCTTGCCGAGCGTGGCATGGACCTCACACGCTATGACTTCATGTGGACTCCGGAAACTGCCTACAATCTACACAAACGAGTGATAGTGCCTTTTACCTGGCGAGACCAGATCATCGGCTACACCTCTCGGACATTTGATGACTCAGTCAAGCCCAAGTATCACAGCAGTTATGAGCCCAATTATGTATTCAACGTAGACCGGCAACGCCGAGACGCTCGATTCGTCATAGTCTGCGAAGGACCTTTTGACGCCATGAGCATAGATGGTGTTGCTGTGCTCAGCAACGAGTGTAGCGAAACACAGGCCGACATCATTGACAGCCTGGGTCGTGAAGTCGTTGTCGTGCCCGATGCTGATCGTGCTGGTACTAAATTGATCGATGCTGCCTTGGAATATGGGTGGACCGTGAGTTATCCCATATGGTTGAAAGACTACAAAGATCTCAACGAAGCCACAGTGGAATTGGGTCGGTTATTTGTGCTCAAAAGCATCTTAGCCGCCCGAGAGACGGGGAGATTAAAGATTGAACTACTCAGGAAGAGACTATATAATTAACTATGAGCAAAGATTACAGCCCAGATCTACAAAAACTATTTCTCGAAATGATGATGACGGACGCACAGAACTTTGTGCGTGTACAAAACATCTATAACCCCGAAAACTTTGATCGTAGTCTTCGATCAGCCGCTGAATTTATTGAAAAGCATGCCAACGAACACAAGACTTTGCCCACCATTGAGCAGATACGTGCCACATGTGGTGTTGAACTTAAATCAGTGCCAGACCTCAATGACGGACACCATGATTGGTTTCTTAAAGAGTTTGAAGGATTCAGCAAACGTCAAGAATTGGAACGTGCTATTTTACGAGCTGCTGACATGATTGAGAAGGGCGACTACGATCCTGTAGAAAAATTGATCAAAGATGCTGTACAGATCAGTCTTACAAGAGACATGGGTACGGATTATTTTGATGATCCACGTGCCCGACTACTAAAGATAAAAGAAAATAATGGACAACTCAGTACTGGCTGGCCTACCTTGGATAAAAGACTGTTTGGTGGTATGAACCGTGGAGAACTCAATATCTTCGCTGGAGGCTCAGGGTCGGGTAAAAGTCTGTTCATGCAAAACATAGCCATCAATTGGATACAGTCGGGACTCAATGGTGTTTTCTTAACACTGGAATTGTCAGAAGAACTCTGTGCCATGCGTATGGATTCGATGGTGGCAAACTGTAGTACCAGAGAGATCTTCAAAGATCTTGATACAGTAGAGATGAAGGTCAAGTTGGCAGGCAAAAAATCAGGCAAACTACGTATCAAATACATGCCAGCGCAGAGCAACGTCAATCAGATACGTGCTTATCTCAAAGAGTTGGAAATACAGACTGGCATGAAAACAGATTTTATCATGGTAGATTATCTAGATCTAGTCATGCCAGTATCGGCCAAGGTTTCGCCCAATGACTTGTTTGTCAAAGACAAATACGTGTCAGAAGAATTGAGGAATCTCGCCAGGGAATTTAACATATTGATGATAACAGCCAGCCAGTTGAATAGATCGGCAGTGGAAGAGATTGAATTTGATCACAGTCATATCTCAGGAGGTATTTCCAAGATCAACACAGCAGACAATGTGTTTGGTATCTTTACATCAAGAGCCATGCGTGAACGTGGTCGATATCAGATACAGTTAATGAAGACTCGGTCATCCAGTGGTGTGGGTCAAAAGGTCGACCTTGAGTTTGACATTGAAACCTTGCGTATCACCGATGCCGGTGAACAGGCGCAAGAAAGCGAAAGATCAGGATCGTCACAGTCGGCTACATCGATACTGGGTCAGATCAAGCCACGTAGCACAGTGGTCACCGACAGTGAGCCTGTGCCTAAAATAAATGCTGAAGTAAGTTCTAATAAATTACAAAGCATGCTGGCCAATCTCAAAGCACGACAAGAATGATAGAGTATGCTGATATAAGAGATGTACATCTCGAAATTTCTACGTTTTGTAACGCCGCCTGCCCACAATGTCCTAGGAATTTCAATGGATATCCACACAATGATGGATATCCAGAACTCAATCTAACATTAGATAACGCACGTCGAATTTTTTCCAAAGACTTCCTACAGCAACTGACCAAGATCAACATCAACGGTAATTTTGGTGATCTAGTCATGAATCCCGAATCGTCAGATATCGTAGAATATTTTGCCAACGAAAACAAAAATTTAAAGATAACCATCAGCACCAACGGAGGAGCTCGTAATCGTGATTTCTGGCAACGCCTTGCTCGCACTGGTGCTCATGTGTATTTCTGTCTTGACGGTCTCGAGGATACACATCATCTTTATAGACAAAATACTGTATGGTCTACAGTAATCAAGAACGCACAAGCCTTCATCGAAGCCGGTGGTCATGCCACTTGGAAAATGATAGAATTCAAACACAATCAGCATCAGATTACTGACTGCCGTGTATTGGCCAATCAGTTGGGATTCCGGCAGTTTCAGTTAGTTGATCAAGGTAGAGACACCGGACCCGTCTACGATAAAAATGGCAATCTCACTCATGTATTAGGAGACTATCAAGGCGAGACAGAATTCCGTGTAGTTTTCCATGATTGGAGATCAGAACCCCAGGATATCAAGAATTACAAGTTGGGTAAAACAGTCACAAAAATCACCTGCGACACAATCACACATCGATCTATATATGTGGCTGCCAATGGTGATATTTTTCCCTGTTGTTATCTAGGATTATATCCCCGCACGTTCGGACACGGCACCTATTCTGAAGCCGCTAACGCACAGATCGCTCCTCTGATGCGGGAAAATAATGCCCTGGAATTTCCCTTAGATCATTGCTTAAAATGGTTTAAATCCGTGGAGGAATCCTGGAAAAAACGCGAACACAGCGAAGGTAGACTGTTTATCTGTGACAACGTCTGCGGGTCGTAAACCATAAATACAGTTTACGTATTCCTGGAGCGATTATCTTGCAAAAACGTACTCGTAGTATACTTGATGAGCTAAATGCTATATCATCATCTCGCCGCGATCGTTCGGCCTTGGTTGAAAGTCGTGCTACCCATGTCATTGAAGGAGCCATAAACCTCATCAATCACATTCGAGAAACCTATGATCCCGAAACGGCCGGAGAACTAGAGCGACGCCTCCTTAACAGCATTCGCAGCCAGGACACTTCCAAATTTATGCGCGGCATCAGAAAGGTCAAGAATGAAAATCAATGAAATCCTACAGGAGGGCCCGGCCTATAATGCTGGATATGCCGCTGGATCAGCCGTTAAAAAAGGATCAGCCATGGCCGGACAGGCCACGGGAATGGCCGCAAGAGGAGCAGCTACTGGAGCAGCCGCTGCCGCCCAAGGAGTCTTTCGAGGATTGAAACAGGCAGCACCATCCAGTGAGTTTTATAATTATGCCAGTGGGGAAGGTCCTAAAAAACGTGTCTATCAGGTCCAGTTAACAGATCCCACCACAGGACAACCGACTCTATACACTCGTGGTCAGCAGGGTTGGGTAGGTCCTGACAATATCACGATCATGGATCCAAACATGATTAAGACTCTTGATCAAACTTTGGCTGCTCAAAAAGGTCAGAATCCCGAGCAACAGCCAACCGCACCACAGCCCAAACAACAGCCTGCGCAACAACAGCCTGCCGCGGCACAGTAGGAGCCGACAATGTTGTTATACGAAGGCGGAAACGTATTCAAAGACAAAGAAGGAAATCCTCTCACTGGTAGGATCAACAAAGCCGACGTCGAACCCACTGTTCGCTGGCTAGAGGATCTCACTGGTCTGAGCCTTGTTGACAACATGCTAGGTACCACCGGCCGCAAAGAAACCAGCGGTGATCTCGACCTTGCTGTGGATGCCACCAAAGTGACCAAGGACACCTTGGTCAAGATATTGTTGGCCAAAGGTATTCCAGCCACTGACATTAAAAAAAGTGGAGACAGCGTACATCTTCGCACCCCCATCAATGGCCAGGATGGTCATGTACAGACCGATTTTATGTTTGGCGAACCCAAATGGCAAAAATTTAGCATGCAGGGTGGAATTGAAGGTAGCCAGTACCGTGGAGTACATCG